AAAGCTGCTGAAGCACAAGCCATAAGAAACACAGATGTATCAGGAATCAGAAACGCAGAGTCAGCACAAGTATTTGACATGCAAGGTAAAGAAATACCAAAAGGATCACAGATCATGGGTGGTGAGGCTGTAGAAACAGAAGCAGAGATAGCTGCAAGATTAGAAAAAGACAACAAAGATTCAATTCAAAAAATTTTAAATCGAAAAAACAGAGAAGACGTTTACGGTATTGAGGACTATGACACAACAAACATGTCAGAGATCCAAAAAGAAATTATAAGAACAGAAACTAAATTAGGTAATCTAAATCCTAATCTTCCTGGTTTTAGAGAAAGAGCAAAACCATTAATTGATAAGATAGAAGCATTAAAAAATAAAATGCGAGATGACAAAGCAGACGGTGGACGTATTGGTTTTAAAGGTGGAGCTGATATGGGAACAGTATCTACACCTACAAGAGCAGCCACAGCTAGAAGTGTTAACGTTTCTCCGAGTGGTAGTGTTACTACAAGCAGAACTAGAGGACCAGATCCAGTAGATGATAGAGGTAGTAGTGATCAGAACATGGTTCAAATGTTAGTTAATGCAGGTTACACTCCAAAAGAAATAAGAAGAATTACAGAAGGACCAAATGTAATTGATAGAATAAAAGAGAGCCGTTTAAACAACCCTATCACAAGAGGCATACTTAGAACAGGTGCATATTTATACAATCCTACAATTGCAGGAATAGATTTTAGAAGAGCAGTGCAGTTAAAAAATTTATATGATGTTACAAAAGATTCTATAACTAATCCAGAGATAACCGAAGAAGACATGCAGTATGCAACAGGTGGTCGTGTTGGTTTTAAAGGTGGACTTAGTAAGTTACTTAAAGAATTTATGGAAAGAAGAAAATTTTTAAAAACTATGGTGGGTAACACTGAAAAAAATAAAAAAGCTAGGGAATTAGAAATGTTAAAAGAAACTATAGAGAAAGCTAGAGAAAATCCTGGTTTTGAATTTCCTAGTGGTAAAGAACTTAGAACAGAGATAGAAAAAAAGATTGGTCCTATTTTACTTAAAGATCGTAAACTAAATGCAGACGGTGGACGTATTGGTTTAAAAAGTGGAACTGGTATAACAGATAGACTTGTTAGTTTGTTAGGTGGTAAAAATATGGCAGCAGCAGAACTTGGACTTGAAGGACTTAATCAAATTTATCAGTTATTACAAATGCCTGGTCTATATGCAAAAGGCGGTCGTGCTGGTTTCTTTATGGGAAGCAAACTTCCAAAAGGTCTTGCAACATTAAGACAAATGTTAAACTACATGGGTAATAAAAGTGACAAAGTTCAATACCCTTCTGACGTTTTAAAAATGGTAAATCCAAAATCTTTAAATACAATGTTAGACGACCCTAGACTTCAGGGAAAAGTTAATATTAAAGAAGGTATCATGGCAAGTGATATGGTTAAAAATTTTCAAAGCAAGATGGGTGAAGACAGAGTTCAATTAGTAAGAGATATGTTGGATGCAGCTAAAAATTTAAAAAGAACAGATGATAAAATTTTAGCATACAAAAATGAAATTAAAGAAAGAATGATGAAAGAATTAAATATGTCAGAAGCAGAAGCTGATAGAGCTGCCACAGCAATGTCTCAACTTGCAATGGATATTACAAAAATGCCTAACACACCAAAACTAACAGACGAAGGAATTTTAGAATTAGAAAACGTGTTAAAGAACATGGAGACAGGTGGCAAAAAGAAAAGAGATCTAAACGCTGATGGTGGTCGTATCGGTCTAAAAAAAGGATCAGGAATGACTAGAAGAACTTTTTTAAAAATATTTGCAGGACTTGCAGCAATACCAATTGTGGGTAAAATTATTAAACCATTAAAAACAGTTAAAGGTTATAAGAAACTTCCAATCATTAAGACAGATGATGTACCGGGTAAACCAGAATGGTTTGATCAATTAGTTAACAAAGTTATTATCGAAGGTGAGGATGTTACTAAAAAATTTGCAACCAAAGACAGAGAAATCGTACACATGAAAGTTTTAGAAGAAGGTACAGGTGGTAAAAAATTTCCTCCAGGAACACCTGGATCTGATGATACTTCTATAATAGTAACACAAGATTTAGATGCAGGAGCTGTCAGAGTTGAATACAGAAATCCAGAAAATATGTACGGAGATCCAGTCGAACTACGATATAAAAAACCTAATCCTGATGAAGGAGATCCAAGACCAGGAGCTGAGTTTGACACTTCAGAAAGCATCCCTGTTGCAAGAGCCGATGGCCCTGATGATTATAACATAGACATTGATGAAGGTGGTGGTCAAAGTATTAAAGATTTAACATCTGATGTTTCAAAATTAAAACAATACGCAACAGGTCAAAAACCTACACTAAAAGAAATTGTACAAATTAAAAAAAGAAAAGACAAAGCTAGAGCCATATCACAAGGTGAAGGTGAGGCTGAATCAGATTTTATTATTAATAGACAAGGCGAAGAAATTGTTGAATACCCAGAACCTGATTTCGATGACGCGTTTGCATCAGGCGGTATCGCAAGAATGTTAGGTGAGTAATGGAATTAGATGAATTTATAGAACTTGTAAAAGAACAACAAGGCATAGACTTATCTGGTGTTCTTACAACAGCAGATAAAATAGGTAGACCAGAAAGAGCATTAGAGAAACAAGCTATCGATGATTTCATGGACCGTAATCCAATGGCAGGTGGTGGTATGTTAGTGCAACCAAGTGCTGATGGATCTAGACCTGGGTATGCTGTATCAAAAGGAAAAACTAAAAAGAAAACTATAGATAAAAAAAGATTAAAAGTTTTTAATCAATATTCACAAGAATTGTTTGGTAAAAATTACGACAAGTTAACAAAACCAGATGACGTAGTTACAGTTTACAATACAGCTGTTAATAGAAACAGAGGTAAAGATACTTTTGAATACAGAGAATCACAAAGAGCCCCTCTTCCTAAAAAACAAAAAAATAAATTAATTAAATTTGCAGAGGCCAATAATATAAAATTAGATTTTGATAACTATCCTAGATTTGGAGTTCCTAGAAGCATAGAGGGTAAACCAGGAATGAATCCAGATTATCAAAAAATATTTGATTCTTACAAAAATTATGATTTTAAAATTTTTAAAAAAGATACGTTAAATTTAGAACAACGCGCTATTGTAATGGATAATTTTGAATTACCACAAGGTGTTAAAAATTGGGATTTTGATAAATTTAAATTTGGTATTAATTCTACAAAATATAGAAATCTTCAAAAAAGAATAGAACGTAAATTAGAAGGACCTGTTAAATATACAATAGCTGCTGATCGTGGATCTGCTAAAGGATGGATGATGGCTGCTATGGAAAGAGCTTATAAAAATCAAACTACATTGTTGGAAAATGGCACAAGAGTTTTAAAAAAGGGTGTAGACGCATTAACTTATGAACCTGTATTTAAAGAAGGAACAAATATTATAATAGGTTTTAAAGATAACACTTCTTCTGGTCAAGGTTTAACTTATTATGGGTTAAACAAAAATACACCTGATGGTGCAGCGTCATGGTCAAAACATAAAGATTACAACAAAGTTGCAAAATTTTTAGATATTACAGAAAGAGTTAAACAAGAACCTAATGCTATACTTCAAAAAATATTAGACGAAAAAGGAATTACAAAATTACTAGAAAAAAAAGGAACTCAGTTAACTTTAAATGATATACTAAGTCATGAAAGATATTATGATAAATTATCAACTGTAACTAAACCAAAACTTATAGAAAAACAAATCGTCAGACATCACATAAGTGGTGTGGGAGCTGGTGATGTTGCAAGAGCAAATGCAACAAAAGATATTCAATTATTAACTGGAGCAGTAAATGACAAAGTAAGAAGGTTTGAAAGTAAATTATTAGAAGATGGTTTTCTTTCAAAAGCTGATAACGAAGAATTAAAAAATTTAGGTGCTAAAATTAGAGGTGCTGATGGTAAAATATATGGTGGTGGTTATGTAAATCCAGAAAGACAATTTGATCTTATAAGAGATAAAGCTATGGAATATGCTAAAGGTGATAAATTTACTGTTAAAACAGTAGAAAGTTATTTAGCTAAAATAGGTTGTCCAGGTAAAGGTAAAGCATATGGTGGAAGAATACAATTTCAAGATGGTTTATCACCAGAAGTTTGTATGACAGAAGGTGCTAAAGTTATAAAAGAAAAAAGAATAGATTCACCTGCACAGAAAGCTAACTTTAATAAAATGATGAAGGTTGCATCTGTTGGTAAGAATATGGCGCTATTAAAAGATGTGCTCGGTCCTTATGGATTAGCTGGTGATGTATTATTAGAAGGTATGATTGCAGTAAACAAAACACTAACAGGCGGAACACCTTTTAAAGAATCATGGCAAGATTCTTGGTTAAGTAATATTGCTGGTGGTGCTTATGATGAGAAAGGAGAAAAACTTGGTCGTCAAAAATTATTTGAATTAAGGTCTGGTCTAAGTTCAGGCGCTCAAGAGTTAGGTGACTATAACAGAAAAGTTGAAGAGTATTATAAATTAATTGAACAAAGAAATAATTTAGAAGCAATGAGTGGTGGTGGTGCTTTTGATTATGTAGGTAATTTAGCTGGTGACGTAAGACAAATAAATAACAAAATAAAAGTTGCTGAAAGAGAACTTGGCAGAATGGAAACTAGAATAAATGCACAAGGTGGGTTTGAAGTAGCACAAAATGAATTTAATAGAAAAACAGCAGAACGACAAGATGCAGATGCTGCAACTTCTTTACAAAGTATTGGAAGACAATTTGTAGATGCAAATCAATTAAATGAAATGTTACAAGATGATTTTTCTGGTTTAAGTTCTGATGCGTTACCAATGCAAAGACCTGATAGAACTCCTTTAACAAGTTACAGAGATTTTAAACCAGATCTTCCAACTTTAGATGAATATAAAAAAGCGTATGGAGATTTAGCTAAAGAATTTAATATAGTGCCTCCTAATGAACAACAGATGCAACAAGAAATTAATCAAGAAAAATTTAGACAGTTGTTTAATCAACCAGGATTTATGGGAGCATCCGATACATTTTTTGGTGATTCAATTAACATGGCAGGTGGTGGTATTGCAAAATTAGCTGGTGTGGATCAAGGCCCACCACCAGAATCAGGACCAAACCCACAAGGGTTGCAAGGTCTAATGAAACGTGTTAAGAACATATAGGAGTATTAAATGGCAGATATAGATAAAGGACTCCCTAACACTCGTACTAAAATTGACATTCCTTCGGAAGAAGAAATGGCAGAAGAAGTTAGTGTTCAGGAGCAACAAGAAGAACAAAAAGGACCAGTAGAAGTATTACCAGAAGAAGACGGTGGTGCAACAATCGACTTTGAACCGGGAGCTATAAATATACCGGGCACAGAAAATCATTTCGATAACTTAGCAGATATATTACCAGAAGAAAATTTAGAACCAATTGGAAATGAAATGGTTCAAAATTACATGGACTACAAATCGTCTAGAAAAGATTGGGAGAATGCATATACAACTGGTTTAGATTTATTAGGATTCAAATACGAAAACAGAACTGAACCGTTTCAAGGAGCTTCAGGTGCAACACACCCAGTTCTTGCAGAAGCGGTTACACAGTTTCAAGCACAAGCTTACAAAGAATTATTACCTGCAGACGGACCAGTTAGAACACAAATTATAGGTGTTAAAAATCCTGGAACAGAGCAACAGTCTGAGCGTGTAAAAGATTACATGAATTATTTAATTATGGATCAGATGAAAGAATACGAATCAGAATTTGATTCGATGTTATTTCATTTACCATTAGCTGGATCAACATTTAAAAAAGTATATTACGATGTACCAATGGGTAGAGTAGTATCTAAGTTTGTACCAGCAGATGAATTAATCGTTCCGTATACTGCTACCTCATTAGAAGATGCGGAAGCGATTATTCATAGAGTAAAAATTTCAGAAAACGAATTAAGGAAACAACAAGTCAATGGTTTCTATTCTGACGTTGAGTTAGGTCCTCCAGGTACAGATGTTACAAACGGAGAGATTGAGAAAAAAGAACGTGAGTTAGAAGGCTCAAAGAAGACTGGTAAGAACGAGCCAATGTACACTTTGTTAGAGTGTCATGTAAACTTAGACTTAGAAGGTTTCGAAGATGTTGGACAAGATGGACCAACAGGAATAAAATTACCTTACATCGTAACAGTCGAAGAAGGTAGTAGGAAAGTTCTTTCTATTAGAAGGAACTATGCGCCCGATGATCTAAAGAAAAATAAGATCCAATATTTTGTCCACTTCAAATTTCTGCCAGGACTTGGATTTTATGGCTTTGGACTCATTCATATGATTGGCGGATTGAGTCGTACGGCAACGGCGGCTCTCCGTCAATTATTAGACGCTGGTACTTTATCGAACTTACCTGCAGGATTTAAACAAAGAGGAGTTAGAGTCAGAGACGAAGCAGCCCCAATACAACCAGGTGAATTTAAGGATGTCGATGCACCTGGTGGTAATTTAAGAGATGCGTTCTTTCCATTACCATACAAAGAACCTTCACCTACATTACTAAACTTATTGGGGGTTGTTGTACAAGCTGGTCAAAGATTCGCGGCTATTGCTGATATGCAAGTGGGTGATGGTAACCAAGCAGCTGCAGTTGGAACTACCGTTGCACTTCTAGAACGTGGATCACGTGTAATGTCTGCGATACACAAAAGATGTTACGCAGCGATGAAATCAGAGTTTAAATTATTATCAAAAGTTGTTGCACAATATTTACCACCTGAATATCCATACGACGTAGTTGGTGGTGCAAGAAATATTAAACAAGCAGATTTTGATGATAGAATAGATATTGTACCTGTCGCAGATCCAAATATTTTTTCTATGTCGCAAAGAGTTACACTTGCACAAACACAATTACAAATAGCAACATCAAATCCACAACTACACAACATGTATCAAATATATCGAAACATGTATGATGCAATTGGTGTAAAAAATGTTGATGCAGTTCTTCCACCACCGGCACCGATGGCACCGATGGACCCAAGTTTAGAGCATATCAATGCAATGGCTATGAAACCTTTCCAAGCTTTTCCTGGTCAAGACCATAGAGCACACATCACAGCGCATTTAAACTTCATGTCAACAAACATGGTTAGAAATAATCCATCAATTATGGCTGCGATACAAAAAAATATACTAGAACACATATCAATTATGGCTCAAGAACAAGTTCAACTTGAATTTAGAGAGCAAATGATGCAAATTCAACAAATGCAACAGATGGCAGCGATGAATCCACAGGTACAACAACAGTTGCAAGTGCTTACAAACGAGATTGAAGCAAGAAAAGCTATCTTAATAGCTGAAATGACAGAAGAATACATGAAAGAAGAGAAACAAATTACTTCTCAATTCGATAATGACCCTCTTCTAAAGCTAAAATCACGTGAAGTTGACCTTAGAGCAATGGAAAATGAGCGTAAAAAGAAAAATGATGAAGCAAATCAAGACTTACAGAGGTCAAAATTGATGCAAGCGCAAGAAATTGCAGAAGATAAGCTTGAACAAAACGAAGATTTAGCTAAACTACGTGCTGGAGTTAGTCTTGCAAAGCAAGGTATACAACAAGCGCAAGTTATGGTAGAGGATAATTAATAAAAAGGTAAAAAACTATGATGAACTATAAAAAAGCGAAGCAAATGGCAGTTCCAAGTCAGAATGTAGAGATAGATCCAAGATCTAAAACTACTGCAGACCAAGCTTTCAACTATATTCCTACAGGAGACAAGGAAAAAGTTAGAGGAACTAAAAGAATGCTAGCTGAAAAGAAAAAAGAAGCTACTTGGTACTAAATTATGTGGTTATCGGCAATAAAATTAGCCGTCTCTGCTGGAAGTAAAATATACGCTAACAAGCAGAAGACAAAAATGGCAATGTCAGAAGCACAGCTTATGCATGCTACAAAAATGGCCGAAGGTCAGGAAGCTTACCAAGGAAAACTTTTAGAAGCAAGGCAATCGGACTGGAAAGACGAGGCGGTCCTCATAATATTAAGTTTGCCCGTGTTGGTGCTCGCTTGGGCAGTGATATCGGATGACCCAACAGCGATGGACAAGGTAAAATTGTTCTTCGATATGTTCTCGCAGCTCCCGTCATGGTTCACAAATCTTTGGATCCTTGTCGTGGCGAGCATATATGGTATAAAGGGTACACAGATTTTTAGAAACGGAGGAAAAAAATAATGGGTATTTTTAGTTTTGTAAAACCAGGTAAAAAAATATTTGACACTATTACAAGTGTTGGTCCACAAGTTAATAAAACAAAAAAAGAAAAACTTACAAGTAAATTAAAAATTTTACAACAAAAAACAAAAGCTTCTGGTGCTAAATTAGATCAAACTAGATTTGAACTAAAAAATAAAATGCCTCTTACATTTGGTAAGAGTAGTAAAAAAACTTTATCAAATACTGAAAAAGCAAAATTAAGAAACGACGAATCTAAAAAAGCTTTCAAAGCATCTGAAGGTAAAACAAGAGTATTTTATCCACCTAAAAACTTTAACAAAGGTGGTAGAGTTGGTTTAAAAGGTGGAACTAATCTTGGAATGCAAAGTGTTAAATATGGTTTAGATAATAATCCAAAAATAACTGCAGCAGATCCAAAAGCAAAATTCATTGCAGCAAATAAAAAGAAAAAATCTAAAAAATCACCAATGGATAAACAAGTGAGGAAATCATAATGCTTAATTTACTTAAAGGCATGGGTAAAGCTTATTTAAAAAACAAAAAAGCTAAAAAATTAGATGAGGCTGCTAAAGCTAAGTTACCACCGGAATATGGTGGACCACCAAGAGACCCGGATACTATTAAATTAAATAAACAAATTAAAACAGCTAAAAAAGTTGGTATTGGAACTGCTGGAGCTATCGCAGGAGCTGGAGTAGTTGGTAAAGCTAAACAAGCGTTTAAGGAGAAAGACTAATGGCAAAACTATGTCCAAGAGGTAAAGCGGCAGCGAAGAGAAAATTCAAAGTTTACCCGTCAGCATACGCTAACATGTACGCATCAGCAGTATGTTCAGGTAAAGTCACACCAGGTGGCAAAAAGAAAAGAAAAAAAGCAATGGGTGGCGGAGTCATGGACATGACTAGAATGAGATATTTAAAAGGAGGACAAGTATAATGGCTGATACACCATACAAAAGAGCAACAGAAACTGTTGATAAAATGTTACGTCCAGGTGGACGTAGTTCATTACCAAAAGGCACAAAAGGTGATGAACTTAGAAAAAAATTAAAAAAAGCTTTCAGTAAAAAGAAAACTTTTGAAAGTCCAATGAAAATGGATCGTAAAAAAGAAGGCTACAGATCTAAAGTTCAAAAAGGAGGCGGCAACGTAAAATTTGCAGATGAATTTAGTTTAAACACCTTAACATCTAAAGGTCCAGGTAAATTGGAATTGTCAAAAGGCGGAAGAGCTGCATATAAAATGGGCGGCAAATGTAAGATTGCTAAAAAAGGCAAAGGAAGAGCTTACGGAAAGAACTCATAATGGCTGTTGTTCAACTGGTAAAAAGAGGTGCAAAAGAATTAGCAAAGGGTGTCGATAAAGTTTTTAAAAGAACAATTAAAGGTGCTAAAGGAAGTCCTTATAAGGAAGTAGATGATTTAGGGACTTTTCCTGTCGCTAGAAATGTAAAAGATTTACCAGGAACAGAAATAAAAAAATTAAAAGCAATCGGTGAAAAATTAAAAAAAGCTAAAACTAAAACAAGAAATGAAGCTTCTAAAAAACTTTTTGATCAATCTGGAAGAATAAGAGGTGGTTTAAGAATGGGTGGTAGAGCATCATACAAATCAGGTACAAGAGGCTGTAAGTTAGCCGTAAAAGGCAAAGGAAGAGCTTACGGAAAGAACTCGTAATGCGAGCTTACTACTCAAAGGGAGGACTACGAGAATGGGTAGCACAAAAATGGGTCGACATTGGGGCTCCGAAGAAGAATGGAAAGTATCAACCATGCGGGAGGTCAAAAGGCTCAAAGAGAAAATATCCAAAATGCGTGCCACTTGCAAAAGCCACACGGATGACAAAGTCGCAAAAGGCGAGTGCTGTCAAACGAAAAAGAGCTGCAGGTAATCCTGGTGGTAAACCAACTAACGTAAAAACATTTGCATAATGAGAAGACAAGATAAACAACCACCAAAAACTAAAAAGTATTTCAGATCTACAAAGTCTGGAGCAGGGATGACAAAAGCTGGGGTCGCCCGATATAGAAGAGAAAATCCCGGTTCAAAACTAAAAACAGCTGTCACTGGTAAAGTGAAAAAGGGTTCTAAGGCTGCAAACCGACGTAAGTCGTACTGTGCAAGAAGCGCAGGTCAAATGAAAAAATTTCCAAAAGCTGCAGCTGACCCTAATTCAAGACTAAGACAAGCTCGTAGAAGATGGAAATGTTAAGTGCAATTAGAAAACGTAATCAATAAAACTTTAAAATTTCTTCGAACAAGAATAGATTCATTGTCAATGTCGGTAACGTCCGGCGGTGTTGACAACATGGAGAATTATAAGTATATAATAGGACAAATAAATGCCTATGAGGCAACACTACAGGAAATCTCTAACCTGCTAGAAGATAAGGAGCAAAATGAAGGAACAGTCATCAATATTAACACCAAACAATAAACTTGTTGGTGTAAAAACATCCAAAGAAGAACCAAAATTACCAAAGCCAACAGGCTGGAGAATACTAGTTTTACCTTTTAAAATGAAAGAAGTTACGAAAGGTGGATTACATTTAGCTGAAACTACTTTAGAAAAACAACAAGTTGGATCTCAAGTAGGTTTAGTTATGGCTATGGGCTCTCAATGTTATAAGGATAAGGAGAGATATCCTGAAGGTCCGTGGTGCAAGGAGAAAGATTGGGTGATGTTTGCACGTTATGCAGGCAGCCGAATCAAAATAGATGGTGGGGAAATGCGTCTGCTAAACGACGACGAAGTTTTAGCAACAATAGATAGTCCAGAGGACATATTGCATGAGTTTTAACATAGGAAGGAGAAAACTATGCCAGACGAAGAAAAGAAAATGGTACCCATCGACACATCAGGACCTGATGCAACGATTGATATCGAAGAAGTAAAAGACGAGTCCGTTGTAGAAACGGAAGCGCCGAAACAAGAAACACAAGAACCAGTAAAAGAAGAAACACAAGAAAAGAAACAAGATGAAAACTTAGAAGACTACAGCAAAGGTGTACAAGCTCGTATTGCGAAATTAACTCGTAAGATGAGAGAAGCGGAAAGAAGAGAACAAGCCGCACTTGATTACGCTAAAGGTGTAGAAGAAAAAAGAAAACAATTAGAAGCAAGGTTTCAAAAAACAGATTCTGATTATATTAAAAAATTTGAGACTACTATTTCATCAGGAATGGAAGCTGCACAAAAAGAACTTGCAGCGGCTATTGAAGCTGGTGATGCGCAGGCTCAAGTAGAAGCGAACAAAAGAATTGCAACACTCGCTTTCGAGAATGCAAAACTAGAGCAAGCTAAACAAGGGCGAGAAGAGAAGGCAAAGGTTACACAACCTGCGCCACCGTTTGAACAGAAACCTGTTCAACAACCACAAATGGATGATCCTATTAATCCAGATCCTAGAGCAGAAGCGTGGGCTGCAAAGAACACGTGGTTTGGTACTGATAAGCCAATGACATATACGGCTTTTGAGATA